GAATCTACGATGACTGCTATGCAAGAACTTGGATCTGCATGGGTGTTTAAAAGAGCAATACAAGATAATAAAAATTTTACAAAATGGCAAGATATAGTAGAAGATTCTGATACTTATTCTGAACTACAAAAAATTTGGAGAACCATTGGAAATGTTGATGGACCAGATGATGAATGGGTTGAAAACTTCTATAAACAAAATAAAATTTTGATACAAAAAGTTGGTCGCCCAAATTTTACAGAGTTTAATAGGGGATCTAGTCACGCAAAGAAAAATTATACATTGCCTGGTCAGAGATCTGGTAACGATACTTTTATGGAATTTATTAGTGATCTTGTTAGAACAGAATTTGGAATATCTAAAAAAGATAATTGGAACCCAGCTGATATTTGGTTGATACAGAATGAAGATAAATGGAGAGAAAAAATAAAAAAAGAAGTTGTTATACCAAATAGAACCCAACCAGGAACGATTGCTCAACTGAGACAATTAAATGCTATCTTTAGAGCACTTTATAGAACTAGGCAAGTATTTGGTATATCTTTGAAAAAAGTATCTGGATCTGAAGCTAAATGGCAGGAGGTGAACGTTGATGGGAAGTTCTTTAAGAACCTTGAAACGCTTAGATATGAATATGATAAATCGCGTTGCCCACTTGGATTAAAAACTATACGTGGTGGCGGTGCAACATTAGAAACTCAAGATAGTAGAGTAATAATAAAAGATGGGAATTCAATATATAATTTTCAGATCAAAGCAAATACTAGTACTTCTTTTTCTGGATTGAAGTATGAGGCCACACAAGAAGGATATGGTGCTGCTAGATTGGGTAAAGCAACCGTGGGGAAAGTTATAGGATTAATGAGATCTTATGGATTGTCATTTGATGCTAGTAATAGTAGTTATCCATCATCTGTTGAAGAATTTAAAAATGCGTGGCAAGAATATACGAATAAATTAAAATTACTTCATGCGGCAGGGGTCGATTTTGGAGGTGTCACAGAGGTTGGTACAGCAATGGACAATCTGTTATACTGTTTCAATGAGGAACCACATGTCGCTAATTCAAAACTTCAACAGATTACATGGTTGTATCTTTTACTTTCTTTAAATAAAGAACAGAGAGATCAGTTTGGAACTGATTTAGTATTTCTTTCCAAAAAAGAAGGAAGAGATTATGGACCATTTGCAAAGATTTACTAATGAGTAAGAACACACACCTAGAACACCTCGAAGATAGTATCCTTCTCGATGGAAAGCAAGGAGCAAACGATGCGTTTAAGTTTTTAGACTTGCTCGCCAAAACTTTCATGGGTAAAGGAACCAATAGTTTTAAAGTAACAACAAAATGGGATGGAGCGCCTGCTATTTTTTGTGGTGATTATCCTGGAACTAAAAACTTTTTTGTTGGTACAAAGTCTGTGTTCAATAAAGATGCTAAAATTAATTTTGGTGAATCTGATGTTGACATGAACCATGGACATGCTCCTGGTCTTGTTGAAAAACTAAAAGCAGCTTTGAAATATTTTCCTAAACTAAAAATCAAAGGTGTTGCCCAGGGAGATTTACTATTCACTGATGATAAGAAGTATGAAACGATAGATGGTAAGCGTTGCATCACTTTTCAACCAAACACTATTACATATGCTATTCCAGAAGGATCTGAACTTTATGAAAAAGCGAACAAAGCAAAAATTGGAGTAGTCTTTCACACAACGTATAAAGGAAATAGCGTTGAAGGTTTGTCGGCAACTTTTGGGTACGATATTTCTAAACTTACTAGTACTCCTGATGTTCTTGTTCTTAGTGCAGAGACAGACTTACTTGGTAAAGATGTGTTGCTTACAAAATCTGAGAAAGAAAAACTTTCACGAATGAAAACATCTAGTGCAAATTTGATTAGAATTGCTGGAAATTTTCTTGATAAAGTTGCTGAGCAAATTGAAGCAAATGATCAATTAACTGTAGGGCCACGACTCAAAATCTTCTTTAACTCTTATGTTAGACAGGGAAGAAGAATTACAAGTGCTTCTAATTTTGTATCTGAATTTGAAAAGTATTTTGAGAGTGAGGTTCAGAAAGCAGTAGATAAGGTAAAGACACCAAAAGCAAAGGTTACTAAGTTAAATAAATTATATGATGGGTTGCAATTTATTTCTGATAATAAACAAGCTTTAATAAAAACAGTTGCACTCTATACAACACTTCAAGGTGCAAAACATATTTTTATTCGTAAACTTGAAAAAGGTGAAAAGATAGGAACTTATCTTAGAACAGATGACGGGTATAAACTTACAGCTCCAGAAGGTTATGTTGCTATTAGCAATGGAACTACTGCTGTTAAGTTAGTCGATCGTTTATCATTCAGTGTTGCTAATTTTAATGTATCTAAAAATTGGGTAGCAGGAGACAGTAAATGAGCGACATTGTAGTTTGCACTTTCGGTAGATTTAATCCCCCCACCATTGGACATGAAAAACTTATTAATAAGGTGGCAGAAATTGCTAACAGAGAAAGAGCAGACTATTTTATATTTCCCAGCCCTAGTGGTGGTAAATTAAAAGATCCACTTGAATTGGGTGTCAAAGTAAAATATATGAGAAAGATGTTTCCATCTCATGCTTCGCAAATTATTTTTGATAAGAGTATCAATACTCCGTGGAAGATGATGACTTATCTTAATGTAAATTTAAATTATAGAAATGTTATAATGGTTGCTGGTAGTGATAGAGTACCAGAATATGAATCTAAATTATCTAAAGATAATGGAAGAGTTGATACCCCAACTCCATTTAGATTTGGTAAAATGATTTTTGAATCTGCTGGAGAAAGAGACCCTGACGCTGACGGAGCAGAAGGAATGTCTGCATCTAAGATGAGAGCAGCTGCAAAAAATTTAAAAACAAAAGATTTTGCGTCTGGTATTCCAAACACATTAACATTAGAGGAAAAATTAGATCTTATGCATTTAGTTAGGGGGGGTATGGGATTATGAAAGACTTTAAAAAACTACGAGAAGAAGCCCTGCGTCAACAGCAAAGACAGCAGGAAGTTTTCAAAGAAGGTGATGTTGTTATGTCTTCACGCAACGGTGAGAAAGGAACCATTCATCGTGTTGGAGGTAACTATGCGATTGTAATTACTGAAGATGGTGAGATGTTCCGTGAGTGGATCAAGAATATCAGGACTATAAATAATACGAGAAGAACTTTACCATAAAGATGAAGTACCAGAAACCAATTAATTCAATTCAAAACAGCGACGAGTTTTCATCTAATTTGATGGAAGCATACGGCAGGTGGATGGGAGGTGATTGCTTCCAGAATACTCAACCAGTAGATCTAAACCTAACAGAAGCATTTGATGGTATGGATCCTCAATCACATGGCGCAGAGATTGAGCATACTACCACCAAGAAAAAGACTGCTAAGAAGGAAAGCGAGAAGCAGCAACTAGCAACCAAGGAAGAGTATGAGGTTCTAGAAACTGAAGAGTATGAAATTGATGGTGTTATCTATGTTCTTGAGAAAGTCAAGATGGATGGCAAAGATGACAATGGTTTCAAAACTTGCTGGAAGGGATATAAGAAGCAAGGCACAAAGGTAAAGGGTGACAAGGAAGTTAATAACTGTGTTAAGGCTGGTGTTGAATATGAAGGTGAGGAAGACCTTGCTGAGGTTGCCCCTCCTGGTGCTAAGTCAGAGCGTATGGTCAAGCACATCAAGAAGTCATATTCTAAGGATGGTGAGCTAACTGATAAAGAAAAGTCAATCGCTTATGCTACTGCTTGGAAGCATAAGAATAAGATGAAGAAAGAAGAGTATGAGTGTGAGGATGATAAAGAAGAGAAGATGGGTAAGTCTTCCAAGAAGAAGCATGAGAAGATGGAGATGAAGAAGGAAGGTATGGATCCTGTCGGCAAAGAAGATGGTGATATTGATAACGATGGTGATAAGGATAAGTCAGATAAGTACCTTGCTGCTCGCCGTAAGAAGATCGGCAAAATCATGGCAATGAAGAAGAAGTCATGAAGTCCTTTAGACAGTTCTGCGAAGAGTGCGGTTGCGAAAAGAAAGAACGCAAAGGTAAGAAGAAAGCAACTGTTGAAGTGATGCCAACTGTCAAGGATGGTGTCAAGGGTATGACCACAAAAGTTACCAACGAAAACTTTGCTGGTGACTACAAGGGACCACTTTATGCTCCTCATCCAGATATC